AGGGGTAAGCAGCCATACCCATAACCACTATTGCGGATTTACCGACGGGTCTTACGACCCTTCATTTTGCGTCCGTACATTTCGTACCTCATTTGCGAGTGTAATCTCGGGTCATACGGGAATTATTTCCCGCAGATCCCATCCTATTTGACTGTGTTCTATACGTCAAGTTAGGAGATGCTTGTCTTTGATCCAAAGTTTTAGTGGTCACTCTGGGTTGATCACCATTTTTCTGGACTGCTTGACTAGGCATTTTTTTTCTCCGGTGGCTGCATAGCGGCTTGCTGGGCTTGCTTTGCTTCCATTTTCCTGAGTCTGTCTTTCAATTGCTGTTTCATTGGAGGTTCAACCAAGTCTAGCAAAGATTCTTTGTCAATCACACCGGCTTTGAACAAATTAAATGCCATCTGCCGTGAATCTTCCATGAAAATTGGAGAATTCGAGTGTGCATCAACTTTTACAGCGTAATTCTTTGGCAATTGCTCTGCAATGAACTTGTTGCCGTTGAGATCCGTGTAATGCGTGTTTCCATACGTCTGCATCATCTTCAGATACAGCGTTGCCATCTTTTCCAGCGAATCTTCAATTACCAGAGCACGTTTCTTAGCCCTGGAAGAGCCTAATCTGGCAAGTTGGCTGGCATGACCAGACGATCTGACCCCAGATTCCCCACGTCCCTGCAAGACGGACACAATACCGGACGCTTCCTCAAACATGGAATCAATCTCGTTGATTTCCCTAAATAGGTCTGGCGGCATCTGCGGAGATAACTTCTCAATCTTGGCGTTGGGCATGTCCGTAGACAGAAGACCGCCAGCACGGTTAAGTGCAAAGTTTTTCTCGTCCAGAATCCCTGTAAACCCAATGAGAGAGGTCGGAGGATTGACTTGTTTTGAGAGCAAATCGAGGATTTCTGCCATCCGTTTATTCCGCATCTGTTGCAGGAATATCAGACGGGAAACCTCGGACTGTCCCCAGAAGTAGTCGTATAAAGGCAACGGACAGATTTGGACAAATGGCAATTCGCCTTTCAAAAAGACGGTTGCTCCAGGTCTGTCGTAGATGATGATGTCTGGATCTGCCTTGGTGACTACCTGATAATCTTCAGTCTCGTCATTCCAGATCCACAATTCCGTCATCTCGACGGTAGGCTCAGACACTTGAGCTTTGTACCGATTTTGTCCGGACAAATCGAGGTTGACGTTTCCGTACAGAGTCGGGTCCGTCTGACTCATGATGATGCGCTGCAAGCCGTTAGGAACGTCTGTGCGCTGGTGTTCAGAGTAGGTGATACGCTGGACAATCTCCTCCCGTTTTGGGTGGGAGTAGAGCCGGTTATAGAGTTCTGACTTGGTGATGTAGTACGTCTGGATCAGGGCTTCTTGCCTGTCCATGTAGGAAGTGTCTTCCCTAAACACACCAATCGTTGCTGGTTCTACAAGGTACGGGTGGATACCGTTACGGTAGATTAGCTTGATAAACACTGAGTTGTAGCACAGCGCCCAAGATACGCCAGCAGAGAACACTTGGTCTGCATTGCTGTCTAGCCACTTGTCATTAAGAGCGCGGCCCAACACAGGAAGTTTAGCCTGTTCTGAGTCATCAACATTGGCACCCAGATCAATAGAAAATTTTGTTGTCTCTGCCGAATAAAGGAAAGAAGACAGTTGATCTATGTGGGGATAGATCTTGTTGTACAGAGCCGGAGCCTCGTCCGGCCCATTCCCAAACAAATACCAAGAGCGCAACCCGCCATAGTCAGTGCGCCGGTCCTGCATAGAAACGGAACACTTGTATATCGTATCCAGATAGAAAAGTTCTCTTTCTAGCGGATTGCTTGGAATTCTCATGGTTTTACTGTCAGGTTCTCATGGTCTGCAATGTAACTCGCGGCCTTCGGACCCGTCAACTTACCAGTGTTGTGAGGGTTTACCCCTACTGATTCATCTCTAACTGGTTTGGCAACTTGTCCGGCAAGTGCTGATTGTAGATTAATGTTTTGGAAATTGCCTCCCCAAATAGCGGAATCGCCTGGACGGGGTTCCTTTTCGGCTGGCGGCAACTTGTGATGGTGCATTCCTGCTTGGGTTTCGCCTTCACGGGTGGACTTAATGTCTGTCATATCAAAGTCTTCAGCCAAACCTTTGAGGTGATGGTCAGCCTGTTTAGTCTTGTCTGACTTTAGGGAAACAGGTTTTAGGAAAACCATTTGGAGTTCTGCTTTACAGAACTTCATGGGGCATTTAGGTTCATAAGATTCAAACAGACCGTGGTCTGCACAAAGATAGTCGTGGAGTACGCTCATGATTGCTCGTCTAAAGTTGGATAAGAATAGTCGTGACGATTACGGGGTCCGATAGATAGTTTGAAGCCGTCTGGTGTTTTGATTACTCCCATGTGTGGAAAAATAGGTGGTTCTGGAACCTTGCGATAGTCTACATACTGGGTGGCATCCGGCCTTCTCATGATCTTGACTTCGCCATTCTTCCAGTGCTCGTAAGCGGAAGATACCCTGCGCTGGTAAAACTCGGTCAGACGAACATCCTCGTAGAGAAAGAGGTCTAGCAATGTCCTCTTGTGAATCCCACAGAGTTCAGAAAACTTCTCTAGAGAGATCCCACGGTTCTTGTCTCTGATGAAACGGCGCATGATAACGCGCAGTTCATGCCTGGACAGGGGAGTATTCAATTTCGTACCCACGGTTTTGCAAAAAGACCAAGAACTCTATTTCACCGTAGATGTCTTTGGCCTGAGAAGGCAGATGCTTGATTCTAATCTTCTTGTGAGATACCAGCCGTCTGGTCGGACCATGATGACCAACCAGTTCTGCCAAGTCTAAATCATCGTGGACATCGGGAGCAAGATACTCCACCGCAAACTGCTTGGCAATGTTAATCGGTGCAAAACGAACGCCAACCTTCTCCAACTCTTTCCGCAACAAGCCGGTGAGCTGCACATCCTCGTTAAAGAACGGAGCCTGGTTAACAGCCCTGTGGACAATCCCATACTTGGTACAGGCTTGCATCAACTTACGGCTACGCAAAGAAAACCCGCCATTCAAGACGGGCAGAGCGTTTTTTGTTTTGCTCCAAGTAAAACCTGGATAAAAATGATTTTCATATAGCCCCAGGTGAGTAGGAGCACCTACATAGTCATACTCGTAGTACTTACCCGTAAAGTTAGTTCCGTCTATTACCCAGCCATCACTTTGGACCAGAAGACAATATTCAGTCTCCACAAAGGTCTGCAAAGCGTACATGCAGAAGATCGAATACTGGTAGTAGTCCAGCGGTGCCGTCTGCTTCCACATGATGTGGTCTGGCAGGGTCTGTGGGCGTTCTAGCGAGATCAGTAGACCCCTAGATCCCGGCAACTGAGAAACGCTCTCTATGAGCGCAGGAACGGCAGTAGCGCCGTTGTCATGTCCGTGGATAGCCGTAACTGTAAGTTCACTGTGTAGCACCATAGATACCGATCCGTTTAAGATAATCTGACACGTTGCGACCAACAGCAATCTGTTCTGGCGTTTGATCTTCTTGCTTGCGGTTAATCTCTCTTGTCAACCGCATAGCAATCAATCTAGGCTGAACCTGCTCGGCATATGCTACAGCAGCAAGAGCACTGGCAATAACTCTATCATCCTTGCCACGCCCAGGTGCGCCTATAAACCCACCTTCCCTAACAATCCCCTTCATCTCTTCCAGAAGGTCCATAGACTTGATGCTCATAAGACCACGCTCAAAGTAGTCTTTCATGTAGGTGAGCATCCTCTCCTTGGTCTGACTCGTAGTCAAGAACCCGATAGAGTTAGATAACCCACCCATCGTATCGTTCCTGCGCCAGATGTAGTTCTGCATAGAACCCAAAACGTCTAGCAAGTTCCTACCAGCCCCACCAGCCTGAGCAGAAGCCAACCTCTTGAGGTTACGCATCTCATTGATCACGGCCTGACCAGGACCATTCACCTCTAAGTTCAAAGTGGAATTCTTGTAAGCCCCGGCAAGGTGAGCAATCACCCACGCAAACTGGTAGGTATTCATCTCACTGGTAGCAAACTCAGCTACCTGCTCCATCCCATCTGCATAAACCCTAAAGACTTGGATGGAAAACCTGTCAGCCCAGTCAGAAGATCCATACGCAGGGTCTGCACCAATAACGTAGTAAGCCGTGTCTATAGGCTGTTCCCAGACCTTCAACGTGGCTAACTTCTCCGTAGACTTCAAAACATCCGTGTCTTGGAACATCGCCCCAAACACATACCGGAAACACTCTGGATGCGTGTTCTTGGCAACCTTGGCAGCATCTGTACACCGGGAATTAGAAAAGAAAGAAGTCCCGGTCATCACGAATGCGTAGTCTTCAGTAGGAGGAAACTCCTGATACATCAACGCATCGTCTTTAATCCCCTCCGACAACTTCCACCGCCACCAAGCCATCTGCCGACTGTTGATCTCAACCCCATACAGACTCTTAATATCTTTCACCCACTCCTTCTCTTCACCCTTTAACTTCCCATCCCAGTACACCTTGTACACCGCAGAGCCAGCCTCCACCGAATACAACTCATTTCTCCACCACCCACAGAAGATAGCCCTCTGCGTCCTAGCCCTCTTAGCCGTCTTGTACATGTCGTGGAACATGTTAAAACCCCGCGCCGTACTCTCAAACAAGTACAACCTCTGCGGATTTGTCTCGGCAAGAGAAGCCAGCAAACTCGCTAACCCCTCCTCATCACCCCAACTACTTGTCTCAGTCCCATGCAAGTACGTTATCGCCTTACCACGCCCCAAAGACCCCTTCGACCTAAGTCCAGCAACCTGGTAAAACAACCTACTTCGATTCCTTAATGACAAATGATTCCGATTATGAGCAATCATAGGAATCCGATACTCTTTAGGTAACCCATCCATATACATGGATAACGTACTCCTAAACATATCCCTATTCTCTTCTGTATCAGTAGTCAATGTTCCCTGTAATCCAGGATGAACAAAATGCCAATAAAGATCTAATGCTAATGAAATAGTAGTTATACCTAACTGTCTACCTTTCAATATAACAAAGAAATGGATATCGTCTTTCAATCCCTTAGATATCTCATCCATAATATATGTCTGAGTACCTAATAACTTATCCATCTTCCTTAATCCCTGCTCCTTAGTCTCTATCTTTAACTCAGAACAGAACTTGTAGAATTGATTTAGATTGAATGACATGGATTTTTCTATGGGGGGAGAACGGTTGGGGGCACGCCTACACGGCAGTCATGACCCATCGCCTGGGCCTGAGCACGGAGCGAGGATAGCACGGCACCGATGCAGGCGTCCCAGCCCATTCCAGACGGCTGCAGACAGGCATCGGACAGGCAGCTAGGTGCGGGAAAGATGCAGAGATTCTTGCAAGTGGGAACCCGGTTAGGGGACCATGGTGGGCTCCCAAAATGGGAGGAGCGGGGAAGGTGGACGACACCCTCAACTGTCCCCAAGGTAGGTGGCACTAACTCACATATGACACACACTACATTACTTACATATATATGTGATCAGATGATCATATGTACTGTATAAATATACATTAGGGTTTCCTCTAATGAAAAAGAAGAAAAAAAAAGAGAAAATTTCACACAGAGACAAATTTTTGTGAGAATATCTGTCTAACAGATCACGGTGATCTGTATCTTATCTAGGGGAATCATATGAAGACGCTTCTTGAAATCGCAATTGATCGCTTGCATAAGGCTGGCTATCGGGCATCACCATCGAATCTGTACGGTGGTTACATTTCAGTAATTGTGGACAACAAGAAAATCACAATTCACCACACAGACCTCTATCCATTCTTGAATTCCAGGTCTGCTGTATCTGCCAAATAACGCGAAACCCTCGTAAGAGGGTCTGCCAGTAGTGCTGGCACTGATGAGCGTATTCATATCAATCTAGGAGTCAATCGTGAACCTAAATACCAGCTATAACGAAGCATTGGAAGCAGCTCACCGCGCTATTGAAGACGGAATCATAGATGAATTTTACACTCGCGATGACGCTTTAGGCATCTATCGCCAAATCATTGCTCACTCTGATAAAGGTTGGAGCGCCTGGTACAGCGACGAATGGTATTTAGAGCACACTGACATTGCAGTTTAATCAATTTAGGAGTTAATCATGATCGACTATGACAAACCTTTCGCTGGTGATGCTGGCCGCTTCTACCTTCCAGAAACACGCCGCTGGTTCACGTTCCGACCAACTGATAACGCATGGGCACTGCAGCACGATTTGATCCACGCTATTGACGTTCTAGACGGGGTGCGGTTCGGTGTCGTTCGCAAGGGTGTTGCCTACGTGGCAACCGACGAGGATCAGTATGGCAACCCGGTGCTTGACCGTTGGACCATCACCAAACGCACAGTGCTTTCATCGTGAACGCCAACGACCTATTAGACCTGCTACTCGACAATGATTGCGTCGGGTGGCAGATCACTAGAACCCCTGACGGGTTAGAAGTGGTCGGGATAACGTCTAGTGGTCAATACCGGCTGCTAACAGTGATCCAGACAGAACCCTCTACAATCGATTATCAACCCCCGCATGTAGGGTAGCCTTACCTACCTATCGTTCGCCCCGTACAGGGGCATTTATAGCCCTTCTAGGGCATTTATCGGAGTGATCTCATGAAGTTATTTATTCAATGTGCGTTTATCTGTCTTTTTGGTATCGGACTAGGTGGCGTAGTAGCTGGCGACAATACGATTGCTGCTATCGGCCTGGGCGGTACGCTCGGGTTCGGTATCGGACTCTGGGCCTGGGGAGAGGACTTCTAACATGCTCCACGATATCCCTTACCAGTCCCGAGCTATCCCTAGTATCCCGTTAGGTGACCCACGGTTTATCTATGTCCCTGCAGCAGCCACAGATGTAACCCGCATCTGGCGCAAGTACGGTTGGACACCTATTAACAATCAGGAGAAATTAAAATGACCGATTTGGAAATTATGAATATCTGGCGAATATTGAATGAAAGGTCGGTAGAAGAGAAAGCAATCTCTCTAGGTAGGGCATGCTACCGGGAAGGGTACTCAGACTCTATACATGAGGGCGTGGACCGTCCTAACCCCTATCAAGTGGTCGCAGACAACATCCCGGCAATAGAGCGTGCGCTGTACATTCTCCGCATCCAGCCGGAAACCCCGCAGCCAGAGACAGATAACTTAGATATAGCAATTTTTAAACTTAAACAATTGATTGAGGAATGAGAAATGGCACATAAGATTCACTGGAACAAGACGGACGAAAGCAAGGCTAGGACCCTACAACCCGTGTTCTGGGTAGGTGGTATGCAGTACGTCCCGCACATCCGCAAAGACACTTGGGCAACGTATGGCGGTCAGATGATGACGTTGAAGGATTTAAAGATTCTCCGCGCACAGATGAAGATGGAACCCCTAGCACCACAGGGGAAGCCTTTTACCCCATGGGTTGCGGAGGTGGCACTGTGATCGAACTCAGTTGGCACGATCTGGACAAAGAACAGAAACGGATCTATGAAAAATCGAAACCCAGATGCTTTGACAGTGCCAAACAGTATTGGCTATGGCACCAGTCAGCTAGGTTCTCCCAACCAGAACCCGGACATGAGTGGTGTGAGGATTGCATGCTCGAATATCAGACCCAGATGATCAATGAGGGTAGGTGCAGGTTCCCAGGCACTGTATTCGTGAGCAGTGGGTCAAACCAGCACACGAAGAAGGCCACCGAAGGTGGGACTGTCTACTCAAACCCAGGGTTAGGGTTAGACGTAGAGGGTAAACGTCCTTTCTGGTACATCAAGCAAGTTCGTCGGGACATGGTATAGTCAAGTTTGTTCCCTGTGTGCTCCTCGCCTCCTGTAGGCGTTCTCCGGTACTTGTGTACCGGATTTTTTTCGCCTATGATTTGTCCCGTTGTGGTCGTACGCAACTGAAAGACCTCTTACTCATGCGTCGCCTCTACGGAGGGTACGACCGGCGCAGCAGTAAGAGGTTTTTTTTTTGCAGACACAACCGCTCATCTCGTCGGGGTCAACACGACAGGGGATGAGGGATATCCGGTACTGTGGGAAAGCTCTGAGAGACCGGACGGGGTGGCGAAGATAGTGCCCTTGAGCGAACGACTGTCGGGTATGCGTGGCTCCATTCAGCAGCAGCATAGAAGGAACCTGGCTCTCTGGGGAGGGCTGGGTATCGTCCACCATCCAGCAATCCCTGCTTATGTATATAGATGATAAATAATAGTTGACAGTCTTTTTTTTTTCTGTTCTAGTTGTATCTCTCTTATCTTATTTAGGTGATCATATGAAGCTCTGCATCGACTGCGCTCACTTCCGACCTAGTGAGCTGCCTGACCCTCACTTCTCCCTCGCCAAGTGTGCTGTTGCTTACTCAGTACACCCGGTCTCTGGCGTCCATAACTACCGTTATGCGTCGGAAGAACGTCTGTTCATGGACGGTAACTGCACCCTTAAGGGAATCAACTTCCAACCAAAAGAGATCAATCATGAGTGATTTTGATCCAGCAATCCGTAACGCTTCTTGGTGGTCCGGTGACTCCAGGATGGCTGCACAGGGAAAAGCATCACAAGCCATTCTTATCAAACAGGGAAAGTTAGAGAGGGAGGACATCTCTGACCAGGAGCATGTGAGGATGGGCCATGTGATGCAACCCATCATTGGCAGACTTGCTCAGGATAAGTTAGGCATAGAACTTAAAGATGCTGATTATGCTCTGACACACCCTAAAGAACAGTGGATGCGGTCACACTTTGACTTCATCTCTGCGGATGGATCTGTCCTGGTAGAAGCTAAGAACTACAACTGGAATACTAGAAGTAAGTTTGATGCTGATACTGGGATCATGCCAGATGCAGACAGAGCACAGTTGATCCATGAGGCGTGTGTACACAATGTAGATACGATCTATCTAGCTGTCCTTCTTGGGGGACAAGAGTTCATTACGATCCGTCAGGATGTTACGCAGGAAATGAAGGATGAGCATATCAAGCAGATGGCTGTCTACTGGGGTCATGTTGCTGCGGGAACTCTGCCTGAACCTCAAGATACTGACCAGTGCCGTCTTTCTTATCCTGTATCGACGGATGATATCTGCGTTGCTAATGCGGATGTTGAAACGTGGATTACTGCTCTTGCCCACGCCCAGAAGCAAAGGAAGGGATTGGAGGATTACGAAGATATTCTCAAGACTAAACTAATGAGTGCTATGCAAAAGAAAGGAGTATTGCAGAGCATAGATGGAAGAGTATTGGCTACTTGGAAGTCTGCAAAAGAATCTACCCGATTTAATGTAGACCTTTTTAAAAACAGTTACCCAGAAATGTATGCTTCCTTTTTGTATACAACCCCTGGATCTAGAAGGTTTAACCTCAAATGAATGAATCTAACGATGTGTGGCACTTCTACGCTGCTGTGGCTTTAGCAGTTCTTATGTGGAAGCGAGAGAACCTTTATAACGATCAAAGCAAGAGACTTATCACAGACACCGCTGCTGAATATGCAGACATGATGATGGGGAAATTTAATGAGTAATCTTATTCCAGTTGATCAAATCAAAACGATGGCACAGGCTGTCGTAAGTTCTGGCCTCTTTGGCATGAAGACAGAAGCACAAGCAACTGCTCTTATGCTTATTGCCCAGGCAGAGGGCTATCACCCTGCTCTCGCCGCGCGTGACTATCACATCATCCAAGGACGGCCTACTCTCAAGGCTGAAACGATGATGGCTAGGTTTCAGCAGCAGGGAGGGAAAGTAGAGTGGAAGACTCTTACTGACCAAGAAGTCACTGCTACCTTCTCTCACCCTTCCGGTGGTTCCGCAACCATTACCTGGACGTTCGAGCAAGCTAAGAAGGCTAATTTGACCGGCAAGGACAACTGGAAGAACTATCCCCGTGCGATGCTGCGTGCCAGGGTAGTCAGTGAGGGTATTCGTACTGTTTTCCCCGGCGTTGTATTAGGCGTCTACACGCCCGAGGAGATGCAGGACATACCTACCCATGCACAGCACAAAGATATGGGCGCAGCGGTCGTTGTAGAGGCTCC